CATATCTATCTGCTATTGTCAAAGCTCGACATCAGAGAAAGTGATCTCCCTCGAGTATTTGCTAGATGGGGATGGAATCAATACACATGGAAAGAGTCAAAATTCAATCAGCTTTTCAGAGGATCAGTATCAATTCCTTGTGGATTTGATAAAATTGATGATGGCATGATGTATCAAGAAAGCAAATATCAAAAAATACTGGATCAATTCATGGATGACAATCCAGAAAATGACCAGATTCTATTCTGCAAAGAGATCACAAAGATGCATTTATGTGGGATGACCTATCGAGAAATAAGGTCTCTCACTGGCATCTCCCTTGACACTATTCACAAAGCAATAAAAAAATTCAAAAATGATCTTAATAATTACGCTTGTCTCAATTGGGATGGCCAGAGCTCTCCAGAGTTTTCCACTCCCTAACATGAAACCATTCAACTGTCAAAGCTGTTTATCATTCTGGATCTCATTGGTGGGGTTCGGAATTTATGAGTGGAAGTGGATGCACGTTGCATTCATTTCTTTTTTATTATCTGATTTAATTTTAATATATGAACATAAGTGAGAAACTAGAATCTCAAGTCAAGAGATACATTCAGACCAGGTCATTCGCCCTGGATATACCAATGAAAAGAGAACTGGAGCAAATCCATAAAGAGTATGGACATGGAAAAGTCAACATCGGATGCTCAACGTGTTTGAGATCTGCAATGCAAAGGGTTGCGAAAATATATCAAGAGAACCCAAAGGAGAAACCAAAACTCCACTTTGTAGGTATCAAACAAAAGACCATGAAAGAGCTCAGAGCAGAGGCAAAGGAGAGAGGGATCAAAGTGCCATTCGGAATCAAGAAAGCAGAACTCATTGAGCTGTTGAAATGATTGATGTCACTGTTGCCATGCCAGTTTATAACGCCAGAGATATCATCTGGTTAGCATTGGAGTCACTATGCAATCAAGTCACTGAATACAAGTGGGAGCTCATTGTCGCTGAGGAGAAGCATGATAAAATGATTGAGGATGATATCCTCTCCAGATATGAAAAAAGACTCTCAGAGGCTGGATGTGAGTCTATCAAATATCTTGAATATGAGAACTGGATTCCACTCTCAATCAAGTGGAGACATATTGGAGAGCATTCAGATATCAATTCCAAAGTTTTTATGCTCCATGCGTCTGATTGTTACAGCTCAAAGGATAGAATCCAGGAGGCTGGAGACTCAATCATCATGGAGGGATTTGACTGGGTTGATTATTCAAAAGGTTTCTTTTATAATCTCATGACAAATCAGATGATCCAATACTCAGCAAGTGCCAGAACTAATCTTGACATGAGCTTTAAAACAGAATATGCAAGGACAATCCCATATGTCATGGTGAAAAAAGGAGTTGATAATTTTCTCATCACTCACTGCATCCGAAAAAATTTGAATTTCAAAAAGAAACAAATCAATGACCTCAAGATGGACAGCATTGACACTGATGGGATGAATAACATCAGCAAAAAGAGAGTTGACTTTTATAATTACACCAGATATCCATTCGTTGAAACTGATGTCACACTGGATGATCTTGATCTCCCAGAGATGGTAAAACGAACGCTCTCACATAATACAATAAAAGATGGCATACTCTGATGAATTTATTAAACATCTGGAGGAACTTGCTTATATCTACATTGAGGAGTGTTTGTCCAATACTAAAGAGATGATCTCTAATAGAGGAGATATTGTCCACATTTCTGATAGACATATTCCAACAATAGATTATTTTCTGAGAATCTGGATTCCATTGGTGAGAAAAGAGAAATCAATTGTGAGAGATACTTACTATCGATGGTTGAATTCTGATGATGAACTCAAATCGGACACTATTAAAAAGATAGACAATGTTTTCAAATGCTTAGCAAAGGACATTGTTGCCAATGAAGGCAAAGGTATTTTCTATGCTAAGAATGCTCTTGGGATGCATGATAAACAACACCTGGAGCAAAAGAACGTCGAGCGTTTTGATTTTGAATGAGTACTGTCAAAGGTTACAAGCCACATGAAAAGCAGAGAGAGATCCATGATGCAATCAATCATGGTCATGAGAAGTATTATGCTCTTAATATAGGGAGACAATTTGGTAAGACTTTGTTAGGAATCAACCAGCTCCTCTGGTGGGCAATCAATGACAAGGGTTGTAAAATAGCATGGATCACTCCAGTATATAAACAAGGAAAGAAAGTCTTTGCAGAGCTGGAGAGAGCTGTTGTCAAATCTGGTTTGTTTCAATTCAACAGATCGGATCTGGTGGTCAGTGGGTTTGGATCAACAATTGAATTCTTTTCTGGAGAGAGACCAGACAACATCCGAGGGAATACGTTTGACTACATGGTCATTGATGAGATGGCATTCACCAGGTCTGAGCTTTGGGATGAGGTCCTCAGTGCCACTGTCATGGTCAAGGGAAAAAAGGTGATATTCATCTCCACTCCAAAAGGCAAGAATCATTTTCACCGAATCTGTATGCAACACAATTATGATGATCGATATGCTTACTTTCACTATTCATCATATGACAATCCAATGATTGATCCAAGAGAGCTGGATGAAAGAAAGAGGTCACTCCCAGATCATATATTCAAACAAGAATATCTTGCTGAGTTTGTTGACAATGCATCTGGATTGTTTAAAAATATCCACTCTTTGAAAGGCAACCATCAACCAGGGACAAAGGCATTCGCTGGTTTGGACATTGGAAGAGCTGATGACTATACGGTCCTCACAATACTCAATGAGGATGGAGAGATGTTCTATCTCAACAGATGGAGACATGATGAGTGGAATAAGATCATTGACAAGGTTGCTGAGGTGATCAATAGATATAGAGCTGTCACTCTCATTGAAGTCAACAATCAAGGGGATGTCTTTCATGAGCTGTTGAGGGATAAATGCAGAGGGTTGATAGTTCCATTCACAACCACATCAAAAACAAAGCCAGTCATCATTGAGGATCTCGCATTGTCATTTGAGCAATCAGATATCAAGATATTGAATGAGCAATGGTTAATTGATGAGCTTGAAAATTTTACTTATATTTACAGCTCACATTCCAGGTCAGTTCAATACTCAGCTCCAGATGGTCTGCATGATGATGGAGTCATGAGTTTAGCTCTTGCCTGGCATTGTAGAAAGACTCAACAGAACAAAGGAAAATATCACGTTATAAGAGCATGAAACAATTTAAACTCAAACTCCCTCAGACCATCAGAGACTGTCAACCTGATATGCTGGTCAAGTGGTTGGTATTATCAGAGAGCATCAAGGACTTAGACAAGAATGACATTGTCAAGATGTTGGATTTTCAATGTCAGATACTCAGTATCTTTTCAAGGTTGTCAGTGAACAAAATCAAGAAAGGATCAATAGACTCAATCACTGCTCCAGCTCAACATATTTTGAACATATTAGGATCTTATAAATATCAAGAGCCATCAGAGTTCATTGAGATAAAGGGAAAGAGATTCAGGTTTGAGAAAAACTTTGCACACGTCTCCACTGGTCAGATTATTGATCTGAAACTGGCTGGAAACATCAGTGAGAATCCATATGCACCATTGACCATCATGTATCTTGAGGAGGGGATGGAGTATTGTCAAGAGGATGAGAGAGGGAGGCTGTTGAATCCGAATGATGAGAGGGAGAAAGTATTCAGAGAGTTTTTTCCTGGAGATGAGTTCCTGAATTTCTTCAATTTTTTTTTGCAAGATTACGAAAAGAGGAGGGACGCTATTTTGGCAATCCAGATGGGGAGGATGAAGATGGAGAGGATGAAAGCTCTGCAAGAGTTGAAAATTCAGAGTGGTTTAATTGGACAAAAATCCTCCATCGATTATCAAAAGAAATGGGACAAGATGTGGACAAAATTACACAACAACCATATGTGAAAACATTATTCTGGATGAATTTCTTTAAGCTCTCAGACGAACAGGAACGCATATTATTAAAAAAGAGTTATGGCTGATTTTGACTTTCTTGAAACTGAATTCGGCATACCTCAGAATGACATTGCAAAGCCTGAGAATGTATATGATAAATTGATTCTTGAAATTGCAAACAAGGTAACATCAGATCTGAGAGAG